TTCCGATCTTTAAGCACCGTCTGCCGCATATCTTCGCGGTTTGGCATATCCTGCACAGGCGTCCCGGCATGAGACGCAGCCTTGCCAGCGCCACCCGTGAGAGCGCCCATGTAGGCGTCAAGAGCGGAATCCTTGACCGTCTGCGTAATGTCGGGCATTTCCCCTTTAGAGGCCGACTTGCCGGTTTCAATGGAAAGGTTGTCACCGACTTCATCCGCACCACCCAAGGCCGCACCCTTCAAAACATCACGCACCAGGGACCGTCCCTTGTTCGCGCCCGGCGTCGTCAAAGCGCGGGCCATCATCCCTTCGGCACCGCCTTCAGTCAGTCGTCCAAGGCCGCGATTCACGGCGGCACCAATAAGCGTTCCGAGGATGTTCTGAAGCGGGTTCATGCCTTCTTGATTCTGTTCGGAGAACCCTTCAGCGGCATTCATGCCCACATTCGCCCAGTTGGCGGCACTCGCGGCAATGTCCCCGGCCTGCTTAGACTTCACGCCCGCCCGCAAGGCCGCACGCCCCATAACCGAACCAACGCCGACACCGAGAGGCAGAGTCGCCGCCATTGAAGGCGCGCCCACTGTTGCAGCACCGCCAGGGTTATTCAAAACGGCTTGCAGAGGATCCACAGGGTTTTCCAGCAACTGCCGCTGCAGTTTGAGTTTTGTCGGGTCGAAATCCTTCCGAATGTCCTGCTGCACCTCATTGGCAAATCGTTCCGTATCGCCGCCAACTAGGCCGCCGGAAAGCAACTGCGCCCCCTGCCCGGCCAAGCGCATAACTTCCGCAGGAAGATCTAGGTAGGCCGAGCGCGCATTCTTCAGAGCCTCCGTCGGCTGCAGGTTAATCAAGGACTGCAGGACGTTTTGCCCGTTGGCTGCACGGGTGGCATCCTTTTTCTGCAACGCCCCCAACTCGGCCGCCAAGCGCTGCTGTTCCGGAAGCGTATCGCCGTACTCGCTTGCAAACGTCGGATACTGCTTAACAAGACCGCGGTTCGCGTGAATCTGATCGTTGAGAGCTTCGATCTCGTCAAGCCGCTCCTTGAAAGACTTCTGCGGAACCTGAGGTACGGCCGCCGTCTTCTCGGCCTGAATCTTGTTCAATTCGTCAATAAAACCCATCGTCTACTCCCAACCATTCACTTCAGCGATTCTCAAGGCCTCTTCGTAAGGCATCTTTCCAATACGAACCAGATTAAGAATTTTGTCCTGGGTATCCAATTCGACCTGCGATAAATCCTGAGGAGTCGTTTGCGGAACCACGGGCTGAGCCGTCGGCGCAACGGTTTCGGCGGTGGGCGTTTCCTGCACGGGCGCGGACGCCTGAGGCTGCTGTGCCCCTTCCCCTTGAAAGTATTCGGGGTACATATAACGCGCAGCCGTCATGAGGTCACGAGGATTGCCGCCTTTAAGTGTCGTCTCGACCACAAATTTGAGTAACGCAGGCATATCAACCACCTCAACCTGACGTTCCATCCCGTACTGATCTCTTACTGTTTTGTATTTTTTGAATAACGGCGCGAGTTGGTTCACAACCGCCAACCCCACTCCCTCGGGCGTTGCGCCCTGCACACTTCCACTTCCGCCGCTACTTACCCCTGTTTTTCCCTGGGAACGTGCCGCCGCCAAGGCTACTTGTGCCGCAGTTTTCCCTTTCATAAATTGTGAGTAATTTTCCGCCAAGGGATTGTCGCCGCCACTGATCTCGCCGGTTGCCCGGTCATAGACAAAACCTGTGTTTCCGATGGTATGTTTCGGGTAATACTCCCGCCCCCATACCGCGGCATTCCGGCGGTTAAACTGATTGTTGTCTATCGGTTGCCCATTGGGATCAGGATTAAGGTTGCTATCGATCCAACCGTATTTCTGTTCATTGAGCTTCGTCTTACTGTTCGCAAACGCAGTATTCGCCAACGTCTGATCCCGCCAAAGCGCGGCCTTTGCAGCCTGCCCTTCTGCCTCAATCCCCTTCAGGGCCATGTTTGCCATGTTCGTGCCCGCGTTCCGGAGACTGTTAAACAGCGGGGAATAATCTACTGTCGCCATATCTATCGCCATCCATGAGACATCAGAGCGTTACCAAGAACACCGCCGCCAGTCACAACACCGGCCTTAGCCATCGGGGACAAGCCCGCCCAGAAGTTGGACAGGCTGCCCCAGATACCGGGATTTGCAGCCAAAGCCGAAGGTGCTGCACCAATTACGTGCCCTGCCGCAGAACCTGCAGCAGCCCCGCCGAAAGCCCCGGCATTAGCCGCAGCCGTTCCAGTGATCGCGTTGCCCGTGCTGGAGAGTGTGCCCGTAGCAGCCTCGGACATAGCAGGCGTCATTGTCATAGCTCCGCCGGAACCGCTACCCGCAGCCCCCGCCCCGGCACCTGCACCCGCGCCGTACATCGAAGCAATCGTGCCTGCAATCTGAATCGCCTGCCCCCAGTTTTTAAGGGCGTCCTTCGAGTGCAAGTCGTCCTGCGCCTGAGCTTGACGCACGGTGAAGAGCCCACGGGCGTTCTTTGCCAATTGGTCGATGTTCTGACCATAGCGGTTAAGCTGAAACCCTTCGTTCATGCGGAGGTTGCCCGCCGAACGAATCTGAGCCACCAAGTCCGCGAAGGCGTTCGCCTGCGCCTGTGTCTTTGCCTGACTCTGCGTGCGTGCCTGCTGATAGTCGTTACTGACGTTACCCGCCGTCGCCTGCTGCTCATCACGAATCGCCTGCGATTCCGCTACGTCGTTTTTGATTTCCGACGCGATGCGATCCGCTTCCGCCGCCTGATTCTGCTCACGGTTGCCGATTTCGTAATTGGCCGTAGCGTCAGCAATCTGCTGATTTATTTTGTCCTGAGACTGCCCCAGCTCGTACTGAGCCATCTTCATGCGTTGATTCGCTTTCCTAGTAGCGGAAGCCGTTGCGTGCTGCTGCATACCTGCCCCAATCAGCGCTGCAATCAAACCGCCGATAAGCCACTCCATAAGTCCTCCCTAGTTTGTCGTCCCGCCGTACGTCTTTTCAGGTGCGGACGCATTTGTCGTCGCGGTGGTACCGTATCCGCGGTAGGCGTTCGCTATCTGTTGAGCGTACTTCGAGAGGTTCTGATAGAGGTAGGCGTTCTGAATGTCATTGAAGAGACTGCCGACCGTTGCCACGGCCGCATTACTCTTCGCCGCGTCCATGTTCTGTTTCAGACCGGATGCAGCCAACTGCGCCGCCGTCGTAGCATCCGTCCCGGAAGTCGCCATAGAAACGAGGTTGTTCCGGGTGTTTTCGTCCGCCGCCTGCAAGTCCGACTTCGCAGCATCCGCAATGCCGCCCGCTTTAGAGAGACCTTCATTGGTACGACGATTGAGTTCTGCGTTAGAGTCAATGTCCACTGAACCTCCAAGAAGTCCGTTACGCGCTAAGGCGAAGCGGTTGTTGCGTTCGCTGTCTTGCGCCTGCCGCTCCACTTCCTGTGAATTCAGTTTGTAGACGGCATCACGCTGAGAGTTGTAGAGATCAGACCGTTTCGCGTTGTCGAACACACCGTTAATGGCGTCAATCGCCAACTGCGCACGTTCCCGCCGCTGACGTTCGATCTCGGCCGCATCCGTACCGCCGCCACCGCCCTTATGCGGGACAATATGCCCCGCCGCCGTCGTAGGCCACGCCCGAATATCAGGGCCGCCGAATTCCGCCCCCGTCACCAAAAAATCACTGCGCATCATGCGACACTGCCTCCGTAAGTAGATCGAGTCCCTTTAGCGCCGACACTCACCGGAGTGCCGACAATCGTTTTCAAAGCGTTCTGCACCGCGTTAGGTGCGGCAATCATGGTTTGCCCTGCCGACTGCGCCTGGGGAGCGGCCTGCGTGTGTTGATACTGAGAAAGCTCATTTGTCCAACCGTCCGCGCGGCTTGCCAAGTCCTTGACGTTCTGTCCCTGCCCGTACCAATTGCCCGTCCAGTAGGGGTTGTCGTACGCGTTGCCATACAACGTCTTCCAGGCATCGCGGTAGGTATCACGCATTTCTCTGCTATCCGTCAGGCCGTAGCCCTGCCCATACTTGGCGTTCTCTTGGTTGTAGAGATAAGCCAAGTCGGCATATCGTTCTGCACGCTGACCTTGACCCATATCCCCGTAAAGCGTGTTCCAAGCCGCCAACTGCGCGGCATCTGTCGGGCGATTTTTGTCTGAGGTTTTCACCGTCCCAACGATGCGGTACGGTAACTTTTTCATCCCGGCCATCAGAGTTCCCCTCTCATCACAATGTATGTCGGCTTCGCAATGAAGCCTGATTTTTCAAGCAATCGGGCCATTGCCTTCGAGCAACTGCATTCAACCGCCGTCGCGCCCTGGGCTTTCCAGATAGCCCGCATCGTTTCGCCATAGCGTTTCCAGCATCCGGCCACGTCACGCCCGCCAAGGCAGGCGACGTTCACCGCCGTGAACTGCGGATAAAACACCATTTCCCAAAGACAAACCATCAGCACCTTGTCCCCTTCGTGGGCGTAAGCGCCGTACATCAGCCCCAGTTCAATCAGTCGCCGGGCATCGTCCGCCGTGTATTCGCCGTGACAGGCTTTCTGCGTAACCCGGAGAACTTCGGGTTCGAGGAATCGCCACTTTTCAGCGACGTTCTTTGAAATCACCAAATCGATCTGCATCACCGCACCCCCAACATTTGGTAGTAAAGCGTTAGGGCATTGAGTTTGAACGGCTTATCGTCGTAGTTCCGGATGCGTATCGAAATCTCAGTGCCGCAGCAGGGGATTGGAATCATCCCGCCCGGACGCGTATTTCCGGACACAAGCACTTCCGGCGTTCGAGCGTTTGGATCGCGGCTATCGAAAGCCAGGGAGATGTAGCCCGTGCCTTCGAAGACGGCATCAATACCCTGAATCATCTTCAATTCGCCGGGTTTCTTTAGGTCCATCCAAGGAAGCTCAAGCATCACCTCGAACGGAATGCCGCCGTCTGTAGCCTCGTTCTCGTCGAAGATGTAAACGTCATCCCCAGAGCGAAAATAAAGGTGCTTTCCGTATTCAGCCACAGCATCAACTGGGAACTGAATGTAGTAGTGCGACCATGCGGCAATCTTGGCCGTGCGGGAAATGGAGTAGACGAAAAGGTGGGAGCCGAAGCACAAAATGTACTGCCCTGTACCGTAGAAGTAGAAAGCCTTCGGCTCGACTCCGGTTTCAGCCGCTTCAGCAATGGCTTCCTTCACCATAGAATCAATCGGCGAACCCACGTCCTCGTCTACGAGGTTGTCCGTGTAGGCCTGCGTCGTAATCGAGCGCACCCCAAAGTCAGACAGGAAATAAAGGTCACCGCCCGCCACATTCGCCACCGTCTTCGGGAACGAACTGCCAACGTTCTCCACCGTGTCATAGAGGCCCATATTGTTCGGGTCCGGATCAATCGTCCACAACTGACAGGAGTCGCGCGTAAGCACCGCGAGACGCCCACGCTGTAGTCCCAGGGCGGTAGCCGTGCGGTCGCCACGGGCGTTCATGCCCGTCGGCAAAAAGCCCGCGTCGCTTGCCGCAGACCAGTCCCGGGGTCGACCCGCCGCGCAGAAGCGCACCACGTCACCGTCTTTGCCGACGGCGAAAATCTTGGACTGCGTTTTAAAAGCCGCCTTCGTGTGCGGACAGTTCTCGTCCGTAATTTGCGTGCCTTTTTCGTTCCCGTCAAGGTAGTGATGCCGCACCGTGCCGTCGGCGTATTCCACCGCGACATAGATGTAGTTTGAGAACACGTCGGCATACCACACATCCTTAACGTCCTTTTCGCCTTCCGTGGGCACCACCTTGTGCGCCTCAAAAAGTGGATTCGCGTGCGTTACCGTGCCTTTGCCATAGAAGGTATGCAGCTTTCCGAGCGCCGAGAAAAGCCCCTTCGTCCCCGGTTCAAGCGTCGTGAAGAATTTGAAGCCCGGGCGCTTTGCCGTGGTGAGGCCGGTGGTGACATAGGCGTTACGCATTTCGCGCAGTCGGTTTGCGTCAGAAACCGCCGCGTCCTTACGGAGGTCGATACCCAGGTCAAACCTGTTAAATGTGATGGAGCTCACAGTACGTACCCTCCGTCCGGCGTACGCCGAACCTGCCGCCGTTCTCGTTCATCGCGAGGCAAGCAGAAGTAACGTTTCTGATCGTGCTGCTTCTGCCGCTCCAGCCGCAGTGCCGACTGGAATATGTTCCCCGCCGTCTGCGCGTCCTGATGTTGGTAGTGCGCCTTAGCGCTCGCAATGGCATAGAGGAGCACCAACCGCGACGGAACCGTGCAGCGGTCACCGGGCTGAGTGAACCGCGCCAGACCCTGCTGATAGAGAATCACCAAGTCATATTCCGCGTCCGGCGTCGGATACAACTCGATCTGTCCGTTCAGGAAATCAAACCTTTCAGGAATCGTCGGCGTCGTGTCGTCACACCGCATTCCCTCCGTAATGCCTTGATGCAACCGAGTGAAAGACGTGGGCGTGTCGTAAACCACGATTTCGTCAATAGCGTGAGGATCAATGTCTTCGTCCTCTTTGTCGTTATGGCAGTCGTAGAGCTTGCTACCTTCGGCGAGTTTTATCGTGGCACGCTTCTTTGAGTACGGTGCACCAAGCTGCTCAAACACGTATTCCTGCCCTTCCTGCAGGAATGACGTAAGCAGCGGGTCAATCAACTTTGAGGCCACGCCCTGAGTGACAAATCCGAGACGCGCCTTAAGTTCTGTCAGAAGGTCATTGAGCGTGCGTTCTCGCGCACGTAAAGGGTTCGGGTAGGTCATATCAAGCACTCGCGTCAATCGTTATAGAAAGCACGCCGCCCGTAATCACAAGGCCGACGCTGATATTTCGCTTACCGACGATAGAAGTGCTGGAACGGGAGGTGCTCACAGACGACACAACGGCGTCTTTTCCGTTTGCGCCGTCTTTTCCAGGGATACCCGGTTCGCCTTTTTCGCCCTGCGGCCCAGTCTCTCCCGTTTCTCCTTTCAAACCGCGCGGGCCACGCAAACCGCGAGGACCTTCGGGGCCTTGTGCTCCTTTGCCGAACGGATAACCCTGCGACCAATCCGCCTCAGCATCCGAGAGTTTCAGGTACAACTTTCCTTCGTCCATCGCGAGAAAGGAATATCCCTTCTTCTCGTTATTGTGGGAAGCGAGTTCAGACTTAAGCCCCGTTACCGCCACGGCAAACGAGGCACCGGCGGGACCGACAGGCCCCATATCGCCAGGCTCACCCTGCGGGCCTTCAGGGCCTTCAGGGCCTTGCGCACCATCAGCCCCTTTAATCGTTTCCAAGAACTCGTCGGTAACGTTATCCGGTCCAACAACCTGATTAGCCAAAGTGCCGTCGTCCTTCTGGATTAACGCAAGGTTTTTAATCGTGGTGTTGACGGCGATAGACACATTGTCTAATTCGTTATCGAGCGCTGCCAAGTCCGTCTGATCCGGGTTGTTTTCAGCGAAGTTTTTCTTGCGCTTGTATTCCTGCGCCTGAGCCATAACCGCCCCCCTCCTTGAAGCATCAGAGGAAAGATAGGCGGCAAGCCGTCAGGCGTGGCAAGATTTCTGAAAGCCCTTTCCAAGAAATCTTGCCAGCACCCTTTACATCTTCATAGAATCGTAGTAAATCAATCCTCAAATGGGAGGTCTTTTAAAATGGCGGTACAAGTTCGATGCCCGCTATGCAACAAGCGCTTCTTTGATTTTACTCCCGAGCAAGCCGCCCAACGGCGCGGTAGCCATCTTTTGCCGCCACTGTCGGAAAGTTGTTGTAATAGACCTGTCGGCATACAGCGATTCGCAGGCCCATTCGGAGCCTGCTTCAAACAAGGCCCCTGAGCCACACTCTTAGCGCCAGCCGAGCGCACAATCCAGAGAACCTTCGAGTTCCATAGCAAAAGGAGTTTGCTATGGCTGAATTTGCTTCTAAAGGCCTCGCCAACGGCGTAGGCATCCCCGCCCTTGTTTTGGGCTCTCTCGGCTTCCTCGGCTCTGCCAACAACGGTAACGGCGGAATCCTCGGCGGCCTTTTCGGAGGCGGAAACTGCAATCAGGTTTCTGCGCTGATGGCTGAGAACGCCAACCTCCGTGCGGAGATGTATTCCGACAACAAGAACGCCGAGGTGTACGTCGCCTCCCGCGCTGAGAACAAGGCGTTGCGTGACGAGCTGATGGGCTTCATCCGCCCGCTCTCGAACGAAGCCGCGGCGAACCGTGAGCGCATCGCCGTGCTCGAAGCCAACGTGGCCAAGAACGCTGAAATCGCTGACCTGCGTGAAAAGCTCGTCCGCTCCGAACTCGGCGCCAAGATCGACTCCGTCGCCCAGACGTGCGGGTGCGGTATCGCTCAGCTCAACAACGCTGTCGCCGGTATCAACAACACGTTGAACCAGATCACCCACACGGTTATCCCGCGCACAGCGATCTGCCCTGAAGTGATGGAACGCTACAACTCGTGGGTTGCGCCCACAGCCGCAGCTCCCGCGGTGCAACCGGTGACCGGTAGCATCAACGTTAACCGGGGTTAAGCCATGAGGATGCCGATTGGAAACTTGCCTGCGGTGGTTGTGGAATTTGCTCAGCAAGTCCTCATCCCGGCCGCAGAAAAGCAGGGCGGTTCTCTGCCCTTCACCGTCGGCATCGTCTCGGGGCTCGTCGCACAGCGGGCCCCGGCGATGGTCGAACCTTATCTGCCGATACTCAAGTCCTTGGGTGCAGTAGATGAGCAAAACCGAATCGACGTGGACTTACTGTACGGCGAAGCCGCAAAGAATCTCGAAGCGCATCCATTCTCCATCGGGCCTTATAAGCCTGATCGAGGCGACTTAGATGCGCTGAAGGAAATCATGAACCGGCATGGAGAATGATTATGGAAATGAAGGAACTTATGAAAGCCCGCGCGGAGCAATCCATGCACTGCCTGCTCGAAAAGATCGACAAGGTATGCGATGAGGCCCGCGACAGTGGCGGCTTAAGCGGTGAGGACGTTCGCACGCTTGAAAAAGCGTGGTGCGCTGTAGCCACCATCAAGGCCGTGTGCAAAGAATAGGCAGTCTGTACGCGCACGAAAAGCCCCCTCGCGTTTTGGAGGGGGTTTATCTTTCACTTGACGATCTGAAACTTTTTGAACAGGTTGACATAGAGCTGGTGCATCGCTACCTTGCCCTTCCCCTCGTGCCAATTCCCGAAAAGTTTCCAACCGAGGCCGATGCGTACGCAGGCGCGGAACCAGCGGTTTTCGTACCACCGAATGAAATACCACTGAAAGCAGATCAGCCTGCCTTCTCGATACACGCGTCTGAAGCAAATGCCGGAAATCCCGTTGGTGTCGGATGCTTCAGGATTACCCTGCACAACATACTCGTCAGACGGGAAAACCGGAACGCCTATCACACGGAGGCAGAACCCATAAGCAGTGTTTCTAAAGAACCACGCTACCCGACGTTTGTAGGTGCTCCACCAATCAAAGCCGGGGTGGCGTTCCCAGTGACCGCGATCTCCGTCGCAGTCGTGGTCGTCCGTCTCAAAATACGAGAGCCACTTAGGCAGGTGCGCCTGCATTGCCGAGCCGTCCGTGCGCCACTCGATTTCGCCGTAAGCGTTCTTTTCTGTGTGGACAAACAGCGGAAGCACGGGAGACAACAACTTCCCGATTACCTGCATCATCAGATCAGGGATGCAGAACAAAAGCCACTTCAAGTAGATCATTTTTTCACCCATAAAAAACCGCCTGAAGTTACTTCACCCATTCAGGCTTAGTCGGCCAAACGATCTCCGTCGGGAAGCCAGGTTGTTCCGGAACGTCGCGCAACGCCTGACGATAGACAGTGAGCTCCCGCCGCTTCTCATCGGTCAGCGGGTAGTCCGTCGCCATCAGGTAGTCCGTCGAAGCGATCAAGGCGTCACGCTGAGACCGTGCCTGGGCGGCTAGCTCTTCGGTTGTGGGGGCAGGAACCGCTACCACTTCATAGTAGTCGCCCTTATCCTCGATCATCGCGTTGTTGGCGTTGCACCATGCCGCCGCTTCGGCGTACTTCGCGTATGTATTGGGGGCGGGGTTGTCCTCCTTGATCTCTTTCATCCCCTCGTAGCGGGTGATTTTATTCGCCTGTAACGGCTTGGTAAATTTAGCCCCAATCATTAATGTCTCCTAGTTAAATGGTGAGACCGGATTCACCATGGAGCAGGATGTGTTCGTCTCAAGCTCGAATCCGGTCGGTAGCTTTGTTTGGTATGCGGTGGGCTACTAATAGCCACAGGCAAACCAAGTCACGTTACCCTCGTTTATCCCGTCGAGTACCCAGTGGTCTTGCCCGAGCACAAAGGAGCTATTCCCGGATGAGGTCACTCGGGGGATGCAGCCCGAGCGCTGCAAAAGATACATTGCATTTATGTAACAGCACCTATGCTCAAAGGGGATCAAATGATTAACTGTAACGAGATTAAGAAAATTTACGTAGCGACACCCGCCCTGCTCAATCCATCCATCAGAGTACTTGCGAGCCCATTGCTCACCATTATCGTTAAACGACGCAACGCAATGCACATTTTGGTCACCCCAAATCAAGCGGCCGTCTGGGAAGCCTTGCAGGTATCTAACTGTCGTTCCATCACAGGACTCCAGCAAAAAAGTTCCGGAATTTATCATCTGTCCAGTGCTGGTTTCTTTACCGTGATCCTTCCCCGCGAGGTATAACGCTGCGCCGGCTTTTACATCAAAAGCCCCGGTTGTTCCACCGGCGATCTCAACGCAGCAGGAATTATCGTCATTGGCAACGCAGAAGCCAGCACGGGTCGTATTGGGGGAGTTCCCTTTACCGCCATAAATTTTGTCCCCCGCACGCATAGAAAACCACCCCTGCATGTCTCCACCGGCTAAGGGGAGAAACGGCCCATTCGGAATATCCGTCTCTTTAATTGCAATATTTCCCAATTCGTCCGCAGCAACACCGTTCACTGTCGTGGGTATGACTTCGGGCTTCAGCTTATCTCCTGCCCCGTCGTTCTGAAAGAGTTTCCGAATAAAATAAGGGAAAGGCATACCGCCTCCTATGCTTCAACGACAACGACGATTTCCATCGTTGCCGGAATGTCAACATCAAAAGAAATAGTGGTGGAGCTCACGTCGGTGAAGTCGGTGTAGAGCAACCCGCCGAGGTAAACAAGAACGCCTTTGCCGACCGTATGCGCGGGCACTGTGTAGGCAGTCCCTGCCTTCAACACTGCATCGCGGCTTTTGTCCGTCTGCACCGTTTGGGTTGAACTGCCGCCCGTCCCTTCGATCTCAACCCTCTGCAGGCCGCTTGCCGTCTTGACGTAAAGCGCGTCCATGCCTTAGCCCTTCAGGATTACAAGCCCGCCGTTCCGGAGATTCGCGGGCACGTTGTCAAGCGACGAGACAACGCACGAGTCAACGTACGTTTCCTTGATCGTCACTTTCTTCCCGGACGCGGTAATCGTTACGCCTTCACCGGCTTCGATTTCGAGGGTATCTTGCTTCGCTGTGGCCGTGAGCGTGGTCGTGCCGATCTTCACTTTTGCAAAGGTGTTCTGATTAACTTCCGCCCCAGTTGCGATGCCCGTGAGTTTCGTGCGCTCCGCCGCAGTCATAACGACTTTCTTCATGCCATCGGCAATATCGTCGGCGGTATTCGTGGCCGTCATGAAAGCGCCTGCGGCTTTCACATTGGTAGCGTCTGTCTTGTCCGCGCCTTCTTCAATCCCCACAAGTTTCTTGTGCAGGGATGCAGTTAGCAAACCGTCGGCGGCGTCCGTCGCAGGGTTGTAAGTCGTGTCGGTGAACTTTGCATTCGCCGGAACACTGCAGCCGATGGTGAACCCCGAGTCCTTAATGCGCTTACCGGACGTGCCGTCGAAGACCACGACGTGCGCCGCTACGCTTGCGGAAGGCCCCGTAACTGCTCCGTCTAAGTTCGCCTGAAGCACCGCCCAGTCGGCATTGCTCGCTGAGCCTGAGGCGTAGTCCTTGACGCAGATAATCAAGTCCCCGACTTCGCAGACATTACCCGCATAAGTCCCGGCTTCCTGCACCGAGTAAAGCCAACCGGCTTTGTAGTTGTATGGAGGCAACGTAGCCGTGGAGTTCACTACGCCCTGAAAGTGTTGCCCCTTCGAGACGGCGGCTTCAACGGCCTTTCGGAGCGCGACGATTTCTGCCTCGACCGTGGACGCATTGCCGTCAACGTCGTTCACCTTCACCGCTTCGGCAACGGTGTATGGCGCAAGCGGCGTATTCGCGTTGCCTTCGTGCGAGTACAGCTGAGTCTTAACGAGACTTTCTGCCATTCTTAAACCTCTTCTTTGTATACAACCTTGCGCGAGAGATCGGCCACAGCTGCCGACGCTTCGCCTGCCAAAGCCAGCGCCTGAGACACATCACCCTTGCCAAGCGCACCGATCCAAATATCCAGCTCGTCGCCTGCCTTCGCGTCAAACGTCAACCTAAAGGTGTCAGAGAACGTATCTTCCGCGCCGACCTCCGTGAAGTTCTGCCCGATAGCGAGCACGAGACCGTTCCAAGAGACACGGAGGTGGTGACGCCCTACGATGTATCGAATATCACTCGGGATGGCAATATTTGTTCCTGCCGCTGTGTCAGCCGGAAGCGTCCAGTAACGCTCATAACATCCGGAACCGGCCAAAATTACCCCTTGGCCGCCCGCCAGTTCAATACGCTCGATCTGCGCATCCCCTTCAGCCGTGACGCTTTGAAGCTGCTTCGTACCCTCGGCGCGTACAGCTTCAAGCTGCTTCGTACCCTCGGCGCGTACAGCTTCAAGCTGCTTCGTACCCTCTTCCGTAACGTCGTCTACGACTTCGGTCGCGCTATTTGCCGCTTTGTTGGCGGCATCCACCGCAGCCTGAGCCTGCTTCAAAGCCTCGTTCACAAGCTCTTCAATCTTCTTTGTGAGCTCCTTGCCGATAGCATCACCCTTGATGACCCCCGATCTCAGTGAGCCATCATCGTTCTGCAGTAGCGCTAGGCACTCGCGAATTTTGTTCACCGTGAGCGCCACATTGTCGTACTCCGCATTCAAAGACGCGGTATCAACATCGCCCTTCTCGTCGAGCGTGAAATCGTGCGTTCGGTTATAAGCAGGCGGCTGAGCCATAGTTTCCTCACTTCACGAGGCTGTACGCAAAAGCGCACGCGACCATCATGAGCGCCGTCAACAATCCCCAACGCACGGCAAAAGCCCAACACGGGTAATTTTCGAAAAGCGTCATGACTAAAATTGCTATAATTCTCAAATCCTTAAAGTGCTAAGGATGGTTAGAAAGCCCTGCGAGTCTCTACCTCGTGGGGCTTAATTCTTATTCGGACTCAGCCTCTACCTTCTTGCCTTTGGCCTTCACGGGCTTCGCTTCGTTATCGGACAAAGCACGCTGCACACCTTCGTTCGTCAGTTCGCCAAAGGTACGAACAACAACAGCTTCTCCATAACGATCCATCAGGCGTTCGGTTTCCTCTTCAGGGTCAAGGTTGCGCGGGTTCATGTCCGTATTGACGACGTACACATTACCTTCGCCATGAACACGCTTCAGAATCGGGATTTCGTGCGCCGGAACGATGGTGACGATTTGCGTCTTTTCATCGCGGATGATCCGAACCTTGGTAGTCTTAATCAGCATTTTCTTTCCTTAAGAAAGCCAAAGCCGGACTCTCCGGAGGGAACCAACAAGAGAGTCCGGCAACGGCATTAGGCCAACGCCAAAACAGCGTGAGAGTTAGCGCGGTTGGCGGTCAACGCGCAGCGCATCGACACTACGGTGTAGAGGCACAACGTGTCGTGAGGAGCGTCCGGCGAGAAAATGTCGTAGCCGTCTTCACGCCACTGCAAATTCCGCATATTGAGGAAGTAGCAGCGCTTCGCCCACGCGGTTTCCGGCTTATCGAGATCGTCGAGCACGTCGAACGTGGGATCCCAAATGATTTCCTTGCCCTTCCAGTAAAGCCCGGTGTGGTTACCTTCACCCGTGGAAGCGTCGAGGCGCTTCACCTTACCGGCGTCCACGTTCTGGGTAAGGGTCAGGCACTTGCGGTAGGCGTCGATAAAGTCCGCGCCCGCCAAAATGAAGTCAGGAGCCTGCCCGCCCGCGTAGCGCATACACTGACGCCACGCCTGCTCCATCGAGTCCACCATCGTGTCTTTGGTAAGTCCGGTCATCGCCGTGTTGCGCCAGTACTTGGCCGTCGCACGGTCGATGTTGCCGAGTACGCCAGTTTCAGGCGTCAGCGTCACGATGCCGTCCAGACCGACAATGGCGTCGGTACTCGAAGTGCCGTCGCGCAGGCAGTGGAGATTGAGTTGTTCAAAGAAGCCCGTGCGCAGGTTGAGGTTATCCTCGTTGATCTGATCGATCAACTGAACCTTTTCATTGCGTTCGAGCTTCACCTTGCCGCCGTCGCCGCGGACAACACGAATGCCGTTCGAGAACAATTCATCGTCGGAACGGTAGATAGAGTCGATGCAACGACGCCACGGGAATTCCGTCTGAAGCACGGTATCGCGCTTCTTAAACGTAATCTTTTCTTCACCGTACGTCCACTTGAAGTTCGAGTCGTGCGACTTACGGATGTTTTCTTTGATGTACTGCTTAGCACCGCCGAAAGGCTTCTTGCCCTGCAGTAAGCGGTTAATGAAAGGCTGATCCTGGGTGACCTGATCCACAGGAGCGTTCTTGAGGTAATCGTCGAGCGAAGTGCGCGACAGTTTGGCCAAATCGTCAGAGGAAATGGGCATTTTGCGTTCTCACAAGCATGAATTCAAAAATCCACGCACCCTCGAGAACGCCAACCCCGAGACAATTAGAAGGCCGATGACTGCGGACGCGACTTCCGCTACAGCGAATTTGTCAACCGGCTTTCAGGCGCTGTAAGACGCGACCCCTACTGACAGCGGTATTTAGTGCAGGCACCGCAGACCCCCGCGATGCACTGCACAGTAAAACACAAAAATCAAGCCTCATGGCAAGATTTCTTAAAGGCCAAGTTCCTCCATCCGGGCGGCAATACCTTCAGGCGTCGCCGCTACCTTTGCATTGACGCGAGCGCCCGCGGCACGCGAGGGACGACCGGCGATGACATTCGGGCGCGGCTGAGCGGCAGGCCTCTGCACCATATCCCCGGCCATGTCGTAGTAATACATGAGCGTCGGGCCCCACTGCTCCGGCGGCACTTCCCGTGCAAAGCGGATGATTTCCTGAGGCGTAAAGCGCTTCTGCAGAACGGCAATGCGCTCATTGAAGTCCAGGTCATTCTGATGCGCGGCAAAGGCCTGTGTCGTCACTTGCTTGAAGTTATCGAGCTTCGCCATAAAGGCTGCCTGCTCTGCCTGCTCCTGTCGCGCGGCTTCATACTGCGCCTTCTGATCTGCTTCAGCCTGACGCCCACGGGCAATCGCCAATGCGTCTTCTCGGCTGATACCCATCGCCTTCACACGTTCCTGCAAGTCAGACTGCCCAGCGAGAAGATCAACGCCAGGCGCTTCACGGCCTACCTGTCGATAGAGCGCCGTGCGCACGTCTTCCAGCATCTTCAAACCGCGGTCTAAGTCCTGGGGATTCGCCGACGAGCACAGTTTCGTAATGGTCAGCAGGTTGCCAAAACTTTCCTGATCGAGTCCAGAATCCGACACCACACGACGGAAGGAATCGAGATTCGTGCGCGCTTCACGCCCTTCGCGCAACAACTGCGTCATGCGCTTGCGCCCGCGTTCGGACGGAATCGCCTTTACGAGTTCGGCTTCTTCCTGTTCCGGAGAAACGGCAGGCTTTGGCTGCTCTTCTGGCTTTTCTTCCTTCGCGGGGACTTCGGGCTGCTTTGCTGCCGGTTCCTCTTCCTTTGGCTGATTTCCTTCAGCAGGCTTCGCACCTGCCTCAGGCGCAGGCTCCTCGTCTTCCGCTTCGAGCCCCATATCTTCCATAGCCTTTTCGATAGCACTGCGTCCTGTCTCTTCGCTACCAGATTCCGGCTGATCTTCTTCGGGCGCGTCCGATTCGTGCGTCTCTTCGGTTTCGGGATTGCGCTTTTCTTCGTCTTCGGTGACGACAGTTTCTTGTTCACCATTCATGGTTTCCCTCCGTTATTGGTGAGTTAAATGGGGTTCTGCTGATTTTCAGCCGTATCCTGCGCGACTTCCGGCACAGGCACTTGCCCGCCCGCCGCCTGTTGCGCGGCCATCTGCTGCATCATCAGCTGTTGGTTATTGATCTGGGGGATAAGCGACTTCGGGTCGATCCGATCATCGTATCGGCGACACGTTTCCGAAAGCAGCGTTTCAAGCGGCATCGAATCCATGCCTTGCATCTTCGTTTGATAGATGAGTTGCACCAGCTGCATCACCGTCGGAAGTGCCTTACCCCAGTTCTCCTGCTCCTGCAGTTTGTTCGGGGCCCCCGTGGAGCCCGCTTCGATCTTGGCCTTGATAAGCCGCGACAACACCGGAAGCGACAGTTGCGGCCATTCGTAGGGCTGCTCCTGTTGCTCGATCGAGTCCCCTGTAATCGGGTCAACAATCGGCGGGTTGTAGCCCATGACTTCCTGCACGTCAGCTTTGTCCAGTTCCTGCAAAAGAATCTGTGCGGAGTACTGCGCAATCTGCTGAATGAAATCTTCCACATGGTCCCGGAAGGCGCTCACACGCCCCGAAAGTCCTTGTTGCATGATCTGGGCTTCGGTAGCCGTCTTCGGCTGCACGACAGTAGAACGCATCGCGTCCTGCATCCCCGTCACCTGCTCGATGTCTTGGCGAACGGCGGATGTGTCGTAAAGCCCGCTATCCATCGGCGGGTACTGCTTCGGCATAATCATCTGTCCGATGTTCTGCCCGTCGGCGTTTTTCAGGATCGTGATTTCGCCAAGTTCCGCCGACGCAAAGCGCCCGATACTCTTCTCGTCCACGTCGGCGCTTGCGAGATACCCCGGCTTACAGAAATCCCGGTGCTTCTCCTGGGCGTCACGGATTTTGTTGTGCTCATCCTGCAACCCTTCCATCAGGTCAACGAGGGACGGTGCGACAAACTTATCGCTCACCTGATCGAACGGGAGCAGGAAGAACGGATACCACCGCCCGCCGACCTTTTGAGGCGACACCGGGTCACGCAGGAAGAAGGGGCATCCGTCCACCATTGTGTAGACACGCTGAGACTGCTTGTCCCAGATTTCCCACACCATCACCTCGTCGTCTTCACTGGGGGCTTGATTGCCCTGCGTTACCGCCGCCGTACTGTCCATTGCCGCGGCCTTCGTTTCTTCGTAGACCGCCGCCCCCGGAATCTTCACCTTGTAGGTTTCTTCCACGTAGCCGCGCGACATTGGCACGCACTGACACATCCAGTCGGCCTTGTCGTAGTCGTCAAAGTCACGGATCGCCGGGTCGATGATGAGCTGATCCGTCGGAACACGGTCAATTACCAAACCGCTCAACTGCTGAGGCTCAGCGTCCTGCTGATAGCCGCGAACGGTCTCTTCCATTTCCTGACGCAAGGCTTCAACGTTCGCAAGCCCCTCCGCGTCATCGTCGGCAAGGCGAGACGCAAGCCCGTCAATCCTCTGCAAATTGTCCTGGGCGTCCTGCAACCGGGATTGAATAATGGGATCCGTGGAAAGGTCGCGCTGAAAACACACCTTCAGCACACCGTAGGAACACGTCAGGGCCGCACGCACAACGGCCTTGCCGCGCGTTTTGAGTTCCGCTTTTTCCAGGTAGGCGTTAAGCACCTCTTCTAACGTGTCGCAGAATTTCACTATCTTTTCGTTGGCTTCGTCTGCCGGACGCCGCGACTTGATAGAAATCTCGGGGTTACGCGCGTAGAGATTCGGCATGATGCCGCGAATCGTGGACGCAATGAGATTGATGCGGAACGGCATGAAGTTAGGGTCATCCGGTACCACCTTCTCATTGAAATTAGCTACCAGCTTGCGGTTATATCGGCAACGATCATAGAACCACTGCCAATGCTTTTTCGCTTTCGTAATGCGTTTCTGCCACTTCTGGGCAAGTTTGTCCGGCTCAGTCGGCGCGTCCTGTATCTTCTCAGGCTGAACGACGAGCACCGATTCGGGCTGCTCCATCGCGGGAACCGTCCCAGGCTGAGCAATGATTTCTTCTTCCATGCGCGGTCGCTCCTCAAAGGAATTCACTCATTAGAACCTGATTTATCGGTAATCGGGCAAGATTTCTTAATGCTTACGGTTGAAGTCCACCGCAAAGCTGATCTCATCGTCACCGATCTCTGCGTCAGACTCGGTATTGATCTCTCCACGCTCTTCGTCTTTGTTCGGATTCCGACGACGGCGCATCACGCCATAGCGCAGAGCGTCATAGGCATGATCTTCGGCGGACGTGTCCACGTCTTCGGGGTTGTAGTCATCCGGCGGCAACATCGGGATTGTGCGGATGCAGTTTTTGCACGTGCGGAAGAACTTCAGCCGCCCTTCGGCCAATAGGCGCACGATTTCCTGAGCGCCGTTCACACGTGACCCGCGACTATTCCAGGCAGGCAGCCAACGAACGCCACAGTCTCGGAAGATTTTTCCGATGCTTCTCTCCGCGCCGATATTCGAGAAAATGGCGGGGTCAGCGAGGTTCATGCGGTATTCGTAGCCCATTCGGGCGTCGTGCTTCTCCAGTTCCTTCACTTTTCGGGCTACTTCGGCCGCCGACTCCTTGCTACCGATGTTCGGCAAGTCTTTGTCCATGCCGTAAAGTTCTCGCCACACGTAGAAAATGCCGTCCTGGGACAATGCAAGCCACAGCACTGCGTAGGGTTTCGAGTAGCCCCAGTCCATAGACTTCCACACTGCCCACGACGACGGAATCGGGAACGGATCGACAACGCACGTCTTCTCGTTCCACACCTCAGCGAAGAACGTACCGATGTTTATGTCCCACGCCCCGTCGAGCCACGCTTTCCGACGCACAGGATCCTTGAGGTTTTCCAACGTCTTGATGTAATCCGGGTCAGCCATCGTGAGAATCGTGTTTTCCTGCAGGGCAGAATGAATATACAGGCGCTCACGCCCTTTCTCCCCCCAGGCCTCTTCAGGCATCCTCTCGCCGATCTTGAACCAGTCCTTAACCCACGCGTGCCCCTTGCCGTACGGGTTCGTCGTCGCCCGCACCATGTGCGGAAGCCCCGGCACAGACGAACGGCAGGTGGACTGCATCGCTTCATAAAACCCCGGGTCTTTCCAGTTGGTCAACTCCTCGAACCCAAGAAACGGGTAAGCGTGCCCGTGGTAGTTCCAATAATCGTCAGCCTTGTCGCCGTAAGCGAATATCAGCGTTTCGCCCGTCGGCCAGTGCCACTCGTGTTTCGTGGTGTTGTACTTCGCGCGCGGGAATATCCGTTTGAACCACTTCAGGGACTTGCTCTCAATGTCCTTCAACTGCGGGTAGGTCAGACGGAAAATGATGCCGCGCCATTCTTCGCCATAGCCTGCGCCTACCAACTGCGCGAAGTCCATAAGCAAGGCGTCGGTCTTGCCGCCCCCGCGATTGCCTTCAAGAAGCACCTCAAAGTACGGGCACGACAAGAACCGTCGCTGAGAGCCCGGGAGCGGTTGCCAAATGACATTAGTCATTGTCCCAGTCCTCCCGCGAGGCCACACCCGGCGACATGAGAACACCGGTGTTGCCGTCCTCCTTCGGCGGCTCCTCCGGCTTCTCGAACATCTGCAGATGCGCCGCCACGTCGTGCAGCGTCCCTCTCACCGTAGCAGCATCTAACATTTCCTCCGCCTGGGTGCCGTCAGGCTTCATTATTGGCCCCCACTTCCTCTCGGCCAGAACTTTTTGTGAGCACGTTTCGATCAATTCCCGCCAACGCTTCCGGACAAATTCGGCATCCATCCCGAGTTTGTTCGATATAGCAGCCTGTCTACGCCTAAGTTCTGCGGAAATCTGGGGATCCTTTAATAGGCGGCAACCAACACTTGCAGCACTCTTCTCTCCATAACCTGCACGACGCGCGGCCCCTGTCGCATTACTGTCAACAAGGTATTCTTCAATGAACCGCCGCTGCTTTTCGTTCAGTGTCGGCTTTTTGGTTTTGTCGTCCGTCTGCGGCATCTTCCTTCCACGGCCGCAGCAAGGAAGGCTGCAGCGTCACTCCGTCTGATTCACTTATCACATCCAAATAGCGCACAGATGCCCGAGGCAAATCGCCCCGGGCCCCGAAGAACATCCCGATTACAAGCCCCGGGCGTCCTGTTGGCGTGCACACGATGGAACCGACTTTGATTCGTTGTTCCACTTTGTCACCTCCGCCGTCGTTTTTGGAAGAAAACTTAAAGCCACATCCACGCGCCCTTGAGGCACTGTCTTTTCCGCAATCCGCCAAGGCGCGTAGTCAAACCGAGAATCGTCAATGCCAACCGCGTCCGCAATGCCGTCGATACCCGCCTTCATCCGTGCCAACAGGTTGTCTTTGTCCCGGCGACGCTTATCCGGCGGGTAAAAGACGAGCGTCACCACCACGCGGTCAGCCTGAACCTTTCGCCCTTTCAACGCCTGGAAGCAGTAGAGACGACTCGAAGCCCGGTAAACCTTCTTTGCCCGCGCCATAACAGCCCAGTGCTTTCGGGAATTCGGGCTGAGTTCGACCGGAGGGAACGGCAATGAAAAACTCACATCGCACCCCCCGCCCTCATATTGACTTTTATTGACAATATTGACTTTTGACGCGTTCATCGAGCCCCCCTCTTCCACGCTTCATCAGGAAGGCACAGGCCCTTCTTTTCCTTCGGCCACGGTTGCCATTTATCTACCTGCTTCGGCCGCTCATAAGGCCAAAGCCAGGTGAACACTATTTCGGCAAGCCTGTTCTTGATATACCATTCGGCCTCCTCGCGGATTTTTTCCTCTGAAGCATCAATGGCGAGCGAACCTAGCGGGACACAAAGAACCGCGTTCAACCGTTGTCCTTCCGGGAACAGTATTTCCGTGCCACATACCCACAACCTACGCAGACAGGCATAGGCATCCACGTCGTTTGGGCCCTTAGTAGGCGGAAACTGTTCATTCGGCCACAGTTCAACAGAAAACACGGCTTTCGTGGCCCCGGCATAAATCCGCCACACCGACCGAACCGGCAACCCGTAGGGGAAACAAACCTTGTCGCTCATTTGTGCGCCTCCTGGTGATTCGCCTCGATCTGTGCGTCGCAGACGCCCATCCAGAAATACCGCTGCTCCAGTTTGTTCGTGAACTGCACAGCCACTTGAGACGGTGCCGAGCCCTTAAGCCCCACGTTATGCCCGGTCTTGTAAGCTCGGTTCAGCTTCTCTGCGATGGCGCGGGAAACTCCGGCAGGCGTTTTCATTTCGCACCTCCAATATCGAAAAGCCACACCACGAAAGCGGCACAAAACGCAGCGGTCACCGTGCTCACGGCAAGGTACGTCGCCGTCTTGAAAACGACGATCCAACCCAGCCTTTCAAAGCACCTCCATAACGAAAACGAGCAAAGAATGACGCACAGAAACACGGGCACTCGCCAGCTACAGAACTTCAGGGCGTCCCAAAAAATGTCGAGCATATTTTTCCCTCCTTCTTCCATTGATCCCGGCGCGCCTCTAAGGCGCCCAACATAAAGAGAACTCGTTCGAGTTTTGACGAATACTTTTCCGCCTCTTCGTCCCAGTCTTCGCCCTTAAGTTCAGTGTCATACCCCGCTTTGTAGATGCGTTCTTTTTCTTTCAAAGTGAACGGAACAAAGCCCCCAATCGCGTACAAAAACTTTCCCCGGCTCATTTGTCCTCCTTTTCCTTGTACTTCAACAACTCCTTCAACTCCAAGGCCGCGAGTTTGTTGATGCCCCAACAAATAAGCACCACGGCAACGCCTGCGCCGACAAAGGTAAAGACGGTAGCGATGAAGTCGCTCATTCCTCACCCTCCTTTTCGAACTGCGCATGAACGCGCCGGATTTCCTTCTTCAGCCGCAGCAGCTGCAGGGACAGCCCGCGGCTTTTGAAATACTTCGGCGACTTTGTTTCCACATCCACGAGAACGGCCGCGATCTTTGCCGCGTCCTGCGGCTCCAGCTGCACATGTTTCGGGTTACTCATACCGCCTCCTTCGCGCCAAAATCATGAGAAAGGTTGTCTTCCGCCTCACCACGCGACGCCTTCAGCACACGCAAGGCGCTTTCCAGGTCTCGAATCAGCTTTCGAGCCGACTTCTCAGAGAGATCAGCCTTAACACTCCACTCTCCGTTATCCAGTTCTGTCCTCACTTCAACAGAAATTGTTTCTGAGTCATAACAAAAAACATCAAAATCGACGTCGTTTATCATTCCGCCTCCTTTGCTTTCGCAGCCTTCTTCTCTTGCTCTATCTTTTTTGCGCGCTTTTCTGCGTTCTCAATGTCGCTTTGAAGTTCCTTTAAAAAGTCTTTTGCCTCAGAAAGCGTGAGGACGATGTAATAAGGGTCTTTCCACCCCGACGGGTCATCTGCCCGAATTTCAACCGTAGTTCCGAGCTCGTTTCCATGCCAATCCGTCTTGACGTTCCAATCAGAGCTGAGTAAATCTCTTGCGCTCATGCTTTCTCCTCCTCTAAACCTTTTTAACATCACCGTTAAAATGGTTATTTCTCTTCCACTTTTTCATGATCTTTTTCATCATTTTTGGCGGAAGTTTGAAACACGTACCAGTAATAGGCCCCGAATATCCGAGTTTTTCATCAACCGGCCTTTGGTGCGTCCGCCACCAATGCCGCCACCTCCATCGCGTGAAAGCCCTGTAAATCCGGTCGCCAAGGAAACACAGAAGAAGCCCACACCAAAACGGCCCGCCGATCATCACGAAAAACTGAAAGCGGTCTGCATTGCTCATGCCGCCCTCCGTTCGGGAAAAAATGCCTTATTGCGGGCCAAAAACCGCGCTAATTCGTCGCTTGACGGGGCCACATGACCGGACACAGCGGGGCGGTGGTTCGGAACGCTCCAAAGGGCCAATTTGCCCATCAGCGCACGATGCACACGCAGCCCGTAGGCCTTCGGACTTTCGTGAGCCGGGTCTAGCCAGTATTCCCGCCCGTCTTTTTCCTTCCCCATGTTGCGGACGCGGACCGAAGGATCGAACCCGAAAAACTCGGCGTAAGAGTCAATCAAGTCCCGGACGCGGTACGTCAGATAATCGGAATCAACCCAACGGCGTTTCTTCCATGTCGCGTCATCGACCAGCGAGCCGTCCATCCTGTGCGCCTCAGAACGGTCAATCGGGAGCTTTTCAAGCTGAGAGCAAAGGAAGATCAGCTGACGCACGGCAGAGTTCTGAAGCAGTTCCGTCATCTTTCGCCACCCTTCGGGGTTCTCATCGATTGCGGCGTGATAGAGGCAAAGCCCGGGAGCATCCGGTTCATTGCCAATTCCGCGAGTGCCGGTCTGTGCCCAGCACTGACACCCCTCAGCCCGACAGAGCATCGGCCCTTTACCAAGGGTATAGACGCCACCCTGATCCGATTCAAAAGTGTTCTTAGCCACGATAGGCTCCTTCAAAAATCTTCACGTAGTTCTTCGACTGCATCAGCCAATCAAAATCGGCATGCCATTTGCTGTCGGCCTTTTGTCCTAAGAGGAATGGCCGCTTAGCCACTGCCTCGAAGTACTGCCTGCACCAGTCAAGCCCCTCCGCCCTTGTCTTCGCTTCGGAGTCTTTGATCATGTCGTGCCACCGGGCCCGCATAGCCTGCTGACGAGCGGGGGTCACCTTGCGCACGGCTCCGAGTTGCTGTCCGAGGATGCTGTTGAATAGCTCAACGATTTCCTTCGCAGGGCAGATAGAAAGAGGATCACTCGTCGTTTCTTCGCTCGGGAAAAGCTCCGCAGGGGCTTTTTCCACGAGAGATATATCCTCTTTGGTTATTGGTTCTTGGTTATTGGTTAGTAATACGTCCGTATTACGTTCGTTATTCGTTCGTATTGCGTCCGTAGATTCGTCCGGTTTACGACACGTATCCGAAACCGAAGATGCGGGACCTTTTGCCGCCTTATTCCATCGGGCCTGAATGGACTTCCGGGCTTTCTCGGATTTCTCAGCCGCCTTAGCAATTTCCTCGTCACAACGAGCGTTATGAAATCCGTCGTCCTGCTCTTCAAAATACTGGGAGACCACGTAGTCGAACGCCTTTCGTTCATCCTCCGTATATCCCCTCGTAATACGATCGAAATACGAACGTAATATCGGACGTTCGGTTGAGTAATAGAGCATCAACAAATCAATGTAGATGCCTTTTTCAAGCGGCGTAAGGAGCCGCGTGCCGGACTCCCAATCCCCAATATGGAACTGGACGTAGTTCATAAGCGGCTCCATCATTCCTTAGGCCACCGAACATGCGGCGCAATCTCTTGCTTGCTCACAATGCCACGGCAGGCAGCCGCAATACGCATAGCTGCAACGGCACCGCACCGGATGCGCTCATGGGCAATAGCGCTAAGCCGCGAAAGATCGATACCGACCTCTTTGGCAAAACGCGCTTTTCCACCCTTCGGAAGCGAGTTCCAAAATTCAAGAAATCTCACGTCTATGTCTCCGTAGACTTTTTAATCTACGTGCATTATAGACATATTTAGACTTCTATGTAAACGGTAACCAATGTACAATAGATAAAATCATCTAATGACCATATAACAAAGGAGGTTAGCAGTCGTGTCATTGATAGAAGACGTGCGAGCTAGGAACCTGAGCACGCTGATTCAGCAGAGTACCCTTGCCGATGTATCGAGACGGGCAAAGCGAAATGCTGCTCAACTTTCACAAATGTCAAGAGGAAAACGCACTTTCGGAGAAAGAGTCGCCAGAGGCATAGAAGAGGCAATGCACTTGCCACCAGGATGGTTTGACCAACCGCATGACAAAACGGAGGGGCAAGCTGAAGAACAACCAACCGTTAAAGGAGTTCCGTACTTGTCTGCCGAGACAGCTAACCTGTTCCCTGTCCCGACCATTGTGCTGCAAGGCGGCGAAACAACGATGAATGACGTTATAGTCTACTTTGATGGAGATACTTTTAGGCGCAATTTTCCCGACCAGACAATCGAGGATTTCAGTGCTGCTATTGTGCTTGATACGTCCATGAGCCCTGCTCTGAACCCTATGGACAGAGTACTGATTGATACAAGTAAGCCTCGTTTCACTACATCAGGCATTTACTGTTTGGACACCCCGGCAGGAAAGATTCTCCGTCGGATGACCAGCACGCTTGACGGGAAACACATGGTAAGCGCCGACAGCGCTCCAGAAGAAAAGCAGCTTCTGGAAGAATATAAAGGCGTGTCAATCATTGGCAGGGTACAGATGGTCTGGAATGCCCGAAAAATCTAATACTCCACATATCACCGAACAGTGAGCCCCGCTTAGTGCGGGGTTTCTTTTGTCCACAACGTGTACATATTTGTCTAATATTCTCTTGACATCGTAGATTTATTTGTCTAGTATGTTGCCCAACAAGTCAAACATTGTTTGACATTTAAGTCGCCAACAGGAGGCAACATGACACCTATCTCCCCCATCATCCAGCGTAAGGTCGAAGCCGCCGACCGCATCTATTTCAACGCGGTCGATCTCTTCCATACAACCGGGCATTACGCGGAACGCCGGGAACTTCCTGAAGACGCCGACAAGGCTAAGGAGCTAGTTAAAAAGATCGCTGACGACGTCCGTGTGCTCTACGGCCCCGAAGATCCCACAGAGATCGAAGAGGCCCCCAGCGAAGAAAAGAAAGCTAAGGAACGCGAGACCATCACTCCCCATGAAATTGCCCGGCTCATTGAGGACAGGGCCGTCAGATTCTCGGACAGCGTCGGGGCGTGGCCGGGAGACGCCGCAAAGAAACACGCGGCACGGCTTCGCGAACTGCTTGATCTCTACGACGAAACCGCGCCTCAGAAAGAAGCTATTAAGCCCGCGGCGCAACAGCCTCAATCAAGTTCTGAACCAGCCGAACGCGAGCCGTGACCTGTTCGATCAGCTCCTCACGCGGACTGTTCTGAACGGTTTCGAGGTCGATTTCCTCAAGTTTCAGAACCCCGGCCTGGATTAAGGCCAACACGATTTCACGAACTTCGGATTTTTCATCAGACATAAAGATTTCTCCCAAAGGGGTGATTGAAGAAAGCCTACCGGGTAGCAGGCACCACTTCAATCATCCCGCCGGGAGAAGGAGAAAGCAAATGACCGACATCATCAACATCTACAAAGAACCCTGCGCCGCCATCTTCTCCGGCAAGCCCCTGCCGCCGCCGGAACCCGCGTGGAAAAGCGCACTGATGAACGTCATCGGTGGGGCAGTCTGCATCCTGCTATGCGCGATGTTCGGATCCGCAGTCATCTACGGGTGCATGAAGTTGTACCACTGGATTCCCGAGTTCATCAGCTGGATTGCGACGTTCATCTAGCGCACAAAAGGCCTCGTGCCTTTTGATCTGCGGCTCTTAATTAATCATCGGAGCTTTCATTTATCTCTACCTCGGGAGCCGCAGATCAAAGGGCGCACCGCCGGGCGGTTTCTTCATTTGACGCCCGCGCCCTTTCAGGAGAACACCATGAAAAGTTTTTTCTACGACCTGATCGTCCCGACGTTGTTGGCTGATGCGCGAAATTGGCGCAACGTCGAGTGCTACGGAAGCAGCCTCGTCACCGGCGACTGGGGTCGGTACTCGTTCAACCTCAATCCGGGAACCCGAGTTATCGCCATCGATGACGCCGACGGTTTCGGGACGGTCTCCGTGAAGCTCCTCCCGAAAGACCTGGGGCGCTTCATGAAAGCACTGAACCTTGAGGAGGAAGCATGAGCGACATCGTCATCCCGTCCGACAAGTTCGAGCGGCTCTACGAAAAGACCATCTGCGGCTATGCGGAATTGATCGAAGGCGCGTTCTCTTTGAAGGACTGCGAACGCCTTTACGACTGCGCCGACCAGTTCGACAACACCTGCCGAGAAATCTTGGAAATCAACGGCGACTGGAATCCGGAAGTTTGGGTAGTCATGGATCGTTCTTGGCTTGTGCTGGAAGCCGCATTCAAAGCCGCGCACGAGGCATTGACGGAGGACGACGATGAGCTGTAACTACCCCGCGGGCATGAGCCGCGCCGATCTCATTCACGTCGGCGCGATAGATGACCCGGACGAGCCGCCCGAATGGTTCGACGAACTCGTGAACGACGACTGGATGAACGACACAGATTTTCTCTGGAACGAATACCGGGAGTACATCGAAGCCATCGACCACTACATCAGCTCCGAAAGCGCCGCCGAATGGCTCAACGAGTACTACCCCACAGCAATCAACGAAGACAGCCGCGAAGCGGCATAGGTAAAAAATGACAAACGAACATCTTGAATGGCTCAAAGCCCGACAGACAGGAATCGGCGGTAGCGATGTCGCCCCAATCCTTGGCATTGCCAAGTGGACAACGCCGCTGGACGTATACAACGAGAAGGTAGCAGACACCCCGACGGAAAAAGACAGCGATTCCATGGAGTGGGGCCGCCGCCTGGAACCGGTTATCCGCCAGGCTTACGCGGATAAGACGGGACGCGTCGTGGCCGTACCGGAAAAACAGTTCCGTAGCGACGCTCATCCCTTCATGATCGCCAATGTAGACGGTGTTTGCGAAGACCGTCTGTTGGAAATCAAGACCGCACGATCCGGTGCTGACTGGGGAGAAGAAGGCACGAACGAAATCCCCGACTATTACCTGACGCAGGTCATGCACTACATGATCGTCACCGGCTACCGGCTTTGCGACGTGGCTGTACTCATCGGCGCTTCCGACTTCCGCATTTACACAGTCGAGTACGACGACGAACTTGCTCAGATGTTGATTGAGGCCGAAGCCAAGTTCTGGAAGATGGTCGAGAACCGGACGCCCCCGGCTCCTCGTTCGCTTGCAGAAACGAAGGTCGCTTTCCCCGCCTCCATCCCTTCAAGCATTGAGGCCGATAACAAGATAGCCAATACCATGACCGCACTCGCCAAGGTACGGAACGAAATCAAACAGCTGAAGGACACGGACGACAAATTGACTGCCATCGTTCAGGCCTTCATGGGCGAAAGCGAAAAGCTGACTTTTGAAGGCTCAACCCTTGCCACCTGGAAGAGCAGCAAACCAGTAGCCCGACTTGATTCGGCTGCACTCAAAAAGGCCATGCCGGACATCTACGCCCAATACACGAAACAAAGCGAGCCGATCCGCCGCTTCACCGTAAAAATCACTGAGGAGTAAATCATCATGACAACCGAAATCACCGTAAACCCCTTCGCCACCCCCGCCCCTGTCGCCAGCCGCGGAGCCACCCCGGCGACCGCAGCCGTTGAAAGTTCTCGCGCCGTGGCTGAGGTGCAGGCCGCTTTGGCTATCGCCCGCATGAATCCGCGAGATCAACGCGCCGCGATGGACCGAATCTTGAACGCCTGCACACGGCAGACACTCGCTCAGGCCGCCGTTTATTCCTACTCTCGCGGAGGAAGCGAAGTTACAGGGCCGTCGATTCGCCTCGCGGAAGCCGTCGCGCAGCAGTGGGGCAATATGCAGTTCGGCATTCGTGAACTTTCAAACGCCGGGGGAAAGTCTGAAGTTCAGGCGTTTGCCTGGGACGTAGAAACGAACACCCGCCGCGAAGTGACGTTCTCTGTTCCTCACATTCGTCACACGAAGAAAGGCTCCTACAATCTCGAAGACCCGCGCGACATCTATGAGTTGATTGCGAACCAGGGTAGCCGCCGCCTTCGCGCCTGCATTTTGGCCGTGATCCCCGGGGACGTGATTGAAGCAGCTGTGTCGCAGTGCCAGATAACGCTTCGCGCCAACGTGGACGTAACGCCGGAAGGCATCAAGAAACTCATTGATGCTTTCTCTCAGTTCGGCGTCACCAAAGCGCAGATCGAGAAGTTCTGCCAGTGCCACGTAGAAGCCATCCGACCGGCTCAAATCGTACGGCTTCGCACGATCTACACCAGCTTGAAGGACGGTATGGCCGAGCCTGCGGACTTCTTCGAACCGGAGTCCGCCCCCACCGCTCCTGTCATTGAAAAGCCCGCCGAGAAACAGACGCTGAAAGAAAAACTCAAGGCGCAGAAGGTTGCCGAAACAGCGGAGATTGCTGACGCTGATACACCGGATGCCGGGGTGGACCCCGCCCCCGTCGCCGAACCTGCCTAACAACAGAGCCAACAAGGGGCGCACACAACGCCCCTGACGAGATACGTTATGAAGAATCCATCTTGTTACTTAACCAAAGAGGAGTTTGCGGATTTATTAGGGGTTAAGCCGTTAACCGTTCTTAACAACAGCCACTACTACTCATTATCAGTCACGATCAAGCACCGAGTCTGTTGGCACGAAGCATGTGTTCGCCAAATTCTTCAAGAGAAAATAAACAAAGCACGAGAAGCTGTTGATTTTTACAGCAACGCACTTGAACGCCTTGAGTTAAGCGCCCACGCCCCCAGTCGTTCATCTGGAAAAAGATTGTTTTACAAAGATGGTAATTGGCTTACTTGTCAGGACTTAATCAAATACCGCAAACAACATCAAGAGGCCACCAAATGACAACCTTCAACCCTCAGCCCACAACCTGCAACCTCTGCGGCGGGCCCGTGGTGTACATCACCAACGACAAAATTTACCACGGCAAAAAGTACGGATCCGGATTCGCCTATCTCTGCACCCAATGCAGGGCCTACACCGGAACCCACATACCGAACCCCAAAGAAGCTCTCGGCATCTTGGCTAACGCCGAAATGCGGAAGCTAAAGATGGACTGTCACGCGATTTTTGATCCGCTTTGGGCAAACGAAAAGCGCCGCCGTGACACCCGCCGTGATGCTTACGGCCGGTTGGCAAGGGCTATGAACATCCCGTTCCGAGACTGCCATTTCGGACACTTCGACAAAGGCCAACTGATACAAGCCCTGCAAATCCTGCAGAAATGGCAAAAGGAGGCCGCCAAATGATCGAAACCAGACTTGCAGCCATCACGTGGCACCTGTGCGACAAGCCAGACGGCTACTTGGATGAGGACTGTTTTGATACCTATGGCCGGTTTTGGCACAAGGGCGACCCGTTTTATGACCTGCCGCCCGAAGAAGGACCGTGTCTCGTCACCTACGCCGATGGAGAAATTGGCATTGAAGAGTACGCCGACGGTTGTTTCGACGGCTACGCACCGGGAGACGAAATCCTCGCCTGGGCAGAACTGCCGAAGGGCTGCAAACGGGAGACAGCGAAATGAGAAAACAAGACAAGGCGGATCAGTCGTTTATTACCGCCGAGCAGTTTATCGAGAGGAAAGATCAGCAGGCCAAGCGAGATCATTTCGTCCGCCGCATTCAGCTCGAACGCGATCTCTCAAGAACCGCGAACGCGGCTTCCAAAATGGCTGCGTGCGTTGAAGCCCTCGTCGGCGGTGACCGGAAGGTGCTCGAATTGTCTGTCTCGTCTTACGCCAGCACGAGCAGCGAATTAGTGCGGATATTCAGCCAGCTGAGCGAGTTCTACCGAACGGAGGCCAAAAATGCAGTCAAGTAGAGAACTCCGTCGGGCAGTCGCCAAAGCCAACCGGCGGAGCGGCCGGAAGACGCAGCACCACAAGACGCCGCGGCAGATTTTGCAGGATACCGGCGTAGGCGTCTTCACGCGGTTTGTCCCGCTCACTGACGACCAGAAGACGCGCCTGGGCCTTGCGTTGCAGGGACGCATTAACAATGTTATGGACGGAAGCCCTAAGCGCGAGGACTGGAGTTATCTCTTGTCGTCGCTGATCGAAGGGTATCTCACGGTCCGTTGCATTGCCGACGACCGAATTCGTGGGGAATGGATGCGTGACGTGAAGGCCGCCGCCAGGTTGTTCGACGCCGCTGCCACGCACTTTCAGCGTTCCGGAATTGTGACGCAAGCCAACATCAGCGCCGTCGCCAACATGCTGATGGACTTAGAAGAACTGAAATACAGCGGATCCGTAAACCGAGCGGATAACGTGGCGATTCTCAACTACGCGAACGAGAACTTTGAGTCCGTGGTGAAGGAGCTTTTTGGCGGAATGCCGCAGTGTGGGTTGTTGGAGGAGTGAAGATGCAGACCAAGTTGCTGACCATTAAGGAAGTCGCCAAGCGCCTTAATAAGTCTGTGAACACGATCCGCAGTTGGATTCGCGGTTACTACGACAACGGCGACGGCCCGCGCCTGCGGAGGCGCGAATTTATTAAGCCGATCCGAGTCGGTGGCACCCTGCAATTTAAAGAATCCGAGCTCGAACGCTGGATTGCCGAAGGCGCTGTATGTTGACAAACGCACAGGAATCCGCGCATAATGCCCGTGTTCGGTTGAACTACCGAACCGGGCCTGAGAAACCCGAACGAATTGGCGTACAGCCGCCTTACGTTCGTATGAGCGGATTTTTTGTACGTGGACATCACTTCTTGACGAGTGAGGCCAGCGGATACCTTTATGGTGGCCGTTTCCAATTTGGCGGTTTTCTCAACCCGCTGTGCCTCGCTCACCATCCTGAGAAAATGGCGCGAGGCTCCATCAACGCAAATTGGAGTCTTGCTATGCAAGTAATCTCTGCTGCTCAACCGCAGCCGTCAACATTCAATCTCCCGTTCGCCATCACGGCGCTCATCAAACACCAGCTGACCTCCGGCGAAGCCAAGGACTACGCGATTATGTCGTGTTCCGAAGCCAAGAACATCCTCATCGCCGCAGCCGACTCGGCCGAAAGCGATAGCCAAATGCTTTCCCCCGCAGGGCTTCTCAGCGTCATCAAATCCGCCGCTTCCATTTTGGAATGCGCAGAACTTCTCGTTAATGAGACGGAGAAATGAAAATGACAAACGAACTCACCCAGACCTTCGCTTTTGAAGCCTACGACATCCGCATCATCGTTGAAAACGGCGAACCGCTTTTCTGCGCCGCCGATGTTTGCAAGGCTCTCGGCTACGGCAATCCGAGCGAAGCCCTCCGGAAGCACTGCCGCAAAGATGGCATCACGAAACGTGAGGCCATCGACAATCTCGGTAGAAAACAAAGCACTTCTTTCATCAACGAACAAAACCTCTACCGCCTGATTATGCGGTCTCAGCTCCCCTCCGCGGAACGATTCCAAGACTGGGTCTGTGGCGAAATCCTCCCGACCATCCGAAAGACGGGAAGCTATGGCAAGGCCCCGGCTCTTCCGTCGTACTCTGAGGCACTGCGCCAATTGGCAGACAGCATCGACAAAAACGCCGCCCTGCAACTTGAGAATCAGAAACTCACTGACAAAGCCACAACCCTCGAAACCAAGATTGAGGCCGATAAGCACAAAGTCGGGTTCTACGACGATTGCGCCGACACGACCGACCTGTATTTAGGAACAGAAGTCGCGAGCCGCCTCAACGTCAAACGCCCCTTCTTCTTCAATTACTGCTTCAACCGGGGCATCATCCAGCGACACAACAAACGGTGGATGAGCACAGCGAAGTACCGGGGCAAGAAATGGGTTTTCGATGTTATCAAGCCGTTTAAGCACCCCACGACCGGCGAACAAAAGGACGGCGATCAACTTTATTTTTCCATGTTGGGAATGCGCGGCATCTACGACATGATGAAAGAGGAAAATGTATCGGGGCTCAATCCTCAGCCCGATCTTTTTAAAGGGGTTACGAAATGAAAGTCATCAAGAATCCCGAACCCGGCAAATGGTACGGCATGGACTGCCGCCCGGAAATCAGAAAAGGCTCAAGCTGCTGCATCGTCGTTTTTGCGTGCGATGCCACGTACTCAGACGAACCCGGTGAAGAAGGTAGCCCCATAAATTTCTTTGCCATCGGCGCTTTTAACCGCAATGGATCGGCTTTCCGACAAGACATGCAGTGCGACGCCCGCCCGTCGTCGTTTGCTTGGATGATCGTCACCGATTCTCCAACTGCTTTGCGAATTAAGGCGCTGAAGTAATCATCTTCGGGCGTCATGAAAATCCCCGCCAACCGAAAGGCTGACGGGGATCATTATTTGTTATTTTATTTTTCGCAATTCCAGTCGCCGACAAGCTATATCTAAAACATTTTTAGCAAAACTATTTTCCTGAGGTTTCTCCCATTCGATAGAATTGTTTAATATTTTCCCATGACCGATACCCCAATAATCTTTAAAAGCATGAATTTGAATTATTCTTGTTAATCGCTTTTTACAATCAAACTGCTGAATTCCGATCATTGACTTATACCCTGTCATTGTAGGAAGATCATGACCACGTGCAGCGCTGAAACCAATCCATACCTTATCGTTCGTTATAAAATCACCGTGCATATAGAAAACTTTTTGACTATCAGCATACGTAGCCAACCATTTCTTTTTATTTGTTGTAAAAAAATATGCCTCGTAATAGCTGTCATATCCCAGTACCCAGCCACCAACTTCTTTTGTCGAAAATCTAAGTTGCCCGGCATTTATCACAAAAGGGAACAATAGAAACACAAGCGCTATTCTTCTCTTCATTTTTTCACCTTGCTAAAACAAAAATCCGCCCATGCTTCCATCAGCTCACGCCGCCGCAGGAACATCGTCTGCCGCTCATAGGCACCGTTGTAGCCATCATTCAGTTTATGGTGCAGACACAGATGCGCCACCCGCACGTCAAACCGCTTATCGTTTCCGAGACTGTCGTCCTGACTCCAGGTCATAAAGGTGGCCCGGGCTATGCCGTGCTGAGTCGGCCGCACCGTTTTTCCGCGCTTCAGGGTTTCGGCCTTGTCTGTCCAATCACCGGGCGTCAACTTGGTGTAGCGTCCGAGCATCGTGTCCGTCATCACGTTACCGTACCGATTCGGGAAGATCAGTCCCTCGTGCGGACGGTCGATACTTTTCAGAAACGCAATCACCTTCGGGGCCAGTGGCACAATCAACGCCCCGTTGCTGGAGACCTTCAGTTGTTCGGGTGGGACTGTCCAAATCTTCTCTTCCCAGTCGATCTGATCCCAACGGGCTTCCCGGGCCGTCTGCGAACGCGTCGCCGTCAGAATGGAGAACTCGAAGCATTGTCGGCTACTGATCTGCTTTTCGGCCATAGAGGCAGCGAAGAAGTCCGGCAACTCGCTTACCGCCAACGCCCCACGGTTCTGTTTGACGTGACGGTTATTCGGCAAAAGAAACTGCAACGCCCCATGACGATCCGCCGGATTATCCCTGTCGGTGTAGCCCTTCGCCTTTGCCCAGTCGAAAACCTTTTTGGCGAAACCGAGGCACCTATCCACAATGTCCGGTTTATCCCAAATGGCCGCCGCAATCTCGGCCACGTCCGCAGGCTTGATCTCGTCGATAATCCTGTCACCGATTCTCGGCCACACGTGACAACGCATCCGGCTTTCGAAAACGCGATGAGACTTTGAAAGCTCCTCCCAGTTGCCTACGTCGATATTCCACTGCATGTACTCGTCGCAGACTTTTCGGAAAGTTTTCTTCGCCACAGAAACGGGCTTTTTCTTTTTCGAGGCTTCGATCTCTTTCACAAAATCTTCAGCACCAAGCCCCACCAGCCGGGCAGTCATAGCCCGCGCATTCGCCAAAGCGATACTTGCAGCACTGCCCAGACCTACGTCATACCTCTTGCCATTTACCTGACGACGCAGCACCCAAGCCCGTGAGCCACCTTTAATCACGAGGTACAAACCTTTGGTCAACTCGTCCCTATACACGCCGTCGCCAAGATTCCCCAGTGTCCTTTGTGAGAGTTTGGCTTTCATAAAAACTCCTCAACCAGGGCAGATTCTCTTCCCTAGTTTCTTCCCTAGTTGAGGTTAACACAAATTGATAAAGCTGAACACTTGTGGATAGGGAAGGACTAGGGAAGACAGGGCGATTCAAGTCCCGCCGTTCCTAACTAAAAACCCCTGAAGCCAATGGCGACAGGGGTTCACGCGAAAATCGAAAAAGCTGCAAATGGTAGGCCCAGTTGTACCAAAACACCCGCATGAACAAAGGCGTGCGGGGCGACTCCAAAAATCTTCCCTAGTTTTTTCCCTAGTCACGCAGGAAAAAGCGTAAACTCCGCAACAGATGTCCCGAGCGCCAAGAGCGCCTGAGACACAGAACCCCGAGCACCGCAAGGTCCCGGGGTTCAATTCTACCTGAAGGTAGTGTCAGGCTTCTTTGCAGACAGCCCTGCAATCTTAGTTCAGAGAAACCGGCAACTGAAACGCAATTTGAGATCGAAGATCAGACAAGACATCGTTCAGCGTAGCCTTGTCACCGCGGCCGCAGGCCAAGACCAGCTCAGTGACCAACGCATTCCGGAACGAACAGAGTATTGCCGAGAAGTTCCCGCGGCGCGAAATCACTTGCGCGCGGCATTCGTCAGCAGAGAACTCATCGACCATGCGCCGCACGTACCACTCGGCCTTCTGCAGGTCCAAAAGCTCGGTGCCTTTGAAGGGCGCGCGCAAAATGTACTTCACGGCATTCCCCAGACAAAAACTCAGATGCTGAGTAAGCTCAATCACCTCGTGGTCGTAATGCTCGGCGTAGTGCTGAGGATGATTTACAAGATCGGTCATTTAAGAATCTCCGTCAGTGCGTCGTGGTTTGCGGCGCATCGTTGATAGAGTCGGCCGCACTCTGAACCAGAGTCAGCCAGTCTTTGAACCAGGCCTTCCAGCTCGGCAACTCTTCGTCTAAGAGCGTCTGTGGAATCTCCGCCTGCGGAGCCGTGACTGTCCGCGTGGCGCAACCGGGCGCGAGCACGATCAAGCTCAGCACGCAAATCGTTGTACTCAGACGACGCCAAGTTAATCGTTTCCGCTGCTTTTGAAAGTCCTTCAGCATTTTTCCTCTCCGCCGCACGCAGTGCGTCAGACTGCGCCGCCTCCATGAGGGCGATTTCCCGGTCATAGTGTGCGGAGGTCAACCAAGCCCCCGCGCCGAAGGCCAGGACGACCGCCACCATGTAGACATAATCCTTTGTCATTTTGTACGATAGTCCCAATAAGCGTGACGCCCACGCACGTCAACATGAACGAAACCGTCGTAAAGGCCAACGCCGCCGTCCTTATTGAGTTCCAGGCACAAGTCCTGAAACTCGGAAATCAGAGACGGATCATCCGGTCGAATGTCCGCCGCCATGCCTTTCGTGTGATAAGAATTAGACACGGCCCCGGGAATCGTCGCGTTGTATTCCGGACTCCGATAGCCCGAGTTCACAAGAACCGGCTTCCCCCACTCGCGCCGGATGCGGTTCAAAAGGTTCAGCAGTTCGTCGCGCACCACGTGCGGAAAAGGAGACTTGTGCGGGTCATTCGGACTCTGCAACTCCTTTTCGTCAAAGAAACCGTATTTCATCGTCCGCCTCTTTCTAAAAAACTTTTCAGGATGCTCACGCCGTCTTTCCCCATCATGCCGCCCAACCCAGCAAGAGCCCCTGCGGCCTCATCCGGCAAACCGTAAGAGTGCGCAGCCATACAGATCAGAAAACCGATAAACCCCGACAGAGCTACCGCCCCAAAGAATTCCCACCAAAGGAACGGTTTCGCTTTATCCAACGAGTTCAAATACATCAAACACTGAGCCATAGCACCAACCGCAAAGGAAAAGAGGTATCGCAAGTATTCGTGGTAGTCCTGCATCGGAATCTCGCTTATTAAAACTTGTGCCATCACGGTAGAACACAAAGCAAGAGTCGTGGCAAGAAAAATTAAAGCCCCGCATTGCTGCAGGGCTTCCCGGTTATTTGTTTCTCAGTTTTTCGGTTTTCTTGGTGAATTCCGCCAACTTCTCCGCGCGGTATCGCAGGTCTTCGAGAATGTCCTTTCGGGCGCGCTCGAAAGATTCCCGGGTAATCTTCCCCTGCGCCGCTTTACGGGCTTCGGTGCGAAGTTCTGTTTGATCCTCTTTCATGTGCCGCACCATTTCCCGCTGACGGTTTTGGACGGCCAAATCAAGGTCAATCGGGTTGATCTTCACGCCGCCCGTATGGAGCAGCGCCCGCCACAATTCGACTTCGCGCTGTTGCCAATCGCGCCCGGTGTAATTGAAGAACGGCTCAACCGTCACCGGCGTGCCAGTCTTCGCGACAATGGCATTCATTAAGCGGTTAAAGTGGTACCCACCTGGGGCCAGGGCCGGTGTCAGGTTCTTCCAAGCGAACATTGCCATCTTGCCCCAGTAATGCCGATCATCCTCGCCCTTCGTTACGCCCTTACCGGTAAACGTATCGATGTTCCAAGCGAGACCGGCCATCAGGTTCAGCGCCGGGTGACTCGGCATGAAAGGCTGAGGCCACGGCAAGCCGCCTGTCTGATTCTCGAAGTCCATCATGTCACCGCCCGGCATAAACCGCGCAATATCCTGAAAGTTGGCCGTGCCATCGTTGTTACTCGCGAGACGAATCATCTTCGGCGTACCGAAGGCAGTCCATCCCTTTGCGTAATCCGGCAAGGCTTCCCGTTCGGCGTCTTCGAGTTCCAACGCTTTCTGCCAAGCCTCCCACCAATCGTCTGCAGCACCTGCCGCCATGACCGCCGCCAGGTATGCCGCCTTATTGAGCGCGAACATAATGGCCGCCGGAGCGATGAATCGATGCGGGTACAACAAAGCCGTCCTCGTCAGCACGGGGATTGCCTTGTATGTCCAGGCAAAGAACGGAATGGCGTAATCACGAATGTACTTCGCACCACTGGGCAAGTCGTCGTAGGTGAAAATGAACTGATTCGCGTAGTCCACTGCGTCACGAGGGTTCATGCCCTTGTCGCGTGCATCACGATAAATCAGGTACTTGAAGATCATATCTTCGTGCTCGTACGCCCAACGCAGTGGCTTGCGCAGTCCCAAAGACGTGACGTTCAGGAAAAGATTCGTGAGCTTTTGGTAGGCAGGCTGAGCGCCCGTCAATTTGTCACGTATCCCATCTTCCGGAATAAGGCTGATGAGTTCATCGCGCGACCAACTGCCCGTAAACAACCCGGCGTCCTGCGCTTCCTTGTAGCGTTCGTCGTTCCGGTAAATGCTCTGGAACGTCCGGAAGTAGGCAGGAGTGTCCCATGCGTCAACGCCCGCGAAGTGCGCCATGACCACGTTACCCACGACGTTATTGGTGTGCGACACAGGGTTCAGGGCCGTCTTGCCTTCTTTCCACGCCGACAGGAAAGTTTTGTACCACATCCCCCAATCGTCATGCGAATAGCGTTCGAGCTGAGACCACACCTCTTGCGACACATATTTCCCGGCCAAAGCGCCGTAGCGCTTCACGGGAGAATGTTCACCGATTGTCGTCTGAGGCACTCGCACCCACCCCTCCTGCGGAATGTCGCCGCAGAAACGAGAGTCCTCACTAACGGACTGGAAGAAGCGGGCCAGGGCAATATCCTGCTGAGATTCCATATAGCCGAGGACGATGCGGGTCATTGCGTCACGCTCTTCGCCCATCTGCCGACGTTCCTCAGGAGTGAAGTCGCGCCACATGACGACAGTCGGCACCTTCGGCTGCTGACCTTCGCCGACGAATTCCAACTCGCCTTGTGTCTCAGACCAATCCGGGTCACGGATTTCCCAACCGAGGGACTTGTGATCCGCAATATCCTTGTATCCGGAGACTGTACGCCAACGGCCGCGCCCCTTGAAGTGGCTTCCCTTCATCCCGGTACTGCGCACCGCGTGGCTGAAGACGTGCTCGAATTCCTTCTTGGCCTGCTTCAGCAAGCCGTCTTGTTCGAGATAGATTCGGGGCAGGTACTCGCCGCGCCAACGTTCAGCGCTTTCTTTGGACAGGAGTCCCAGGCGCACCATTTCGTCCGTCTGCTGATCCATTAGGTTGCTGACGGCCGCCGCCACGTGAACGATATGTTCTGGCGGATTGACGCCGGACGGCACCATCTTTTCGATAATGTCCGACACCAGGCGGCGTTCAGCTACCGGCATTTCAGCCATCAGTTTCGCCACATTCTGAATGTCACGGGCCGACTTATCGAGGCTGGCTTTAAAGTCTCGGTAGATCTTCCGGAACTCCGGCGGCAGCGGATTAAGGTTGAAGTGGTTACCCGCATTACTGTCAATCGCGTTGAAGAGAAGGTGTGTCGCTTCCGCGGCATGATCGTAGACCCACTGCCCGTAGCCGAACTTGCGGTTGCCAAGGTCATCGCGTTCCACAAGGGAATGATCCGAGAGCCGATTATGCGGCGTTTCCTGCCCCTGGACTCTCGCCCCTGCGCGCATCTGTTCATCGGCGCGGACTTCGGCTTCATTGCTGAGACCGCGCTTTTCGTCGCGACGGAACTCGCGATAGGTGCGACGCGTTCCATCTTCGCCCTCCACATAATCCGGCTTCTCGCCGAACATTTCGTCCTGCTGAGTCGGATAGCCCCACACCGGATTACCGTTGTCAAGACGGTTCTGGATAGCTTCAGTTGCGGGTTTCTGATCGTCCGGATTCTTCGAGAACTTCACGCCCTTCGTCTTCTTCGCCTGCGCCAGGGCACGGACGTTCGCGGCTGCTACGGCGGCCAAGTCCTTATCTGACAAACGGGTAGCATCTGCGAATCCGTGACGGTACAGCCAACGACGAACCGCGCCGATCAAGCGGTCGAACCACTCGCGAATAGGATGCGACACCTTGTCCGGATTGTTCGCCACCGTTTCCACAAGATAGGCCAGGGCTTCTTCAGATTGCCCATCAGCAATAATGCCGCGGTCATTGATGACGCCAGCGGCCTTCATCCGGCGGTAGACCTCACGGGACGTAGCATCGCCGTTCGAGTTGCCGTTAAGGACGATCTGCACCGCACGACGGATGAGCGGCTGCATATCCGCCGCCATCGCCGAGTCATTCGCCATGTGAACGCCGACCTCATGGAGGAACACGCCCTTCGCCGTATCCTTCGATAAGTTCGAGGCGATGAGATAGGACTTTCCGGAAGCCGGGTCATAAAGCCCCTGAATGTCGCCGTTGTCGGAATGCTTGATTGTAAGTACACGATTCCCTAAAATAAGAACCGAGTCTGTTGCGACAGCTCCCTTCTGCGGACGACTGAGTGTAGGCCGCTGATGCGTAGCACCGGCATTGCCATGCCCCTTTCCGGCGGCACCTGTCGCAACAAGCCCATCAACATGGAACCCTGTCACAATCCAAGCGTCACTACTCGGGGTTTTCGCAAGCGCCACGCGCGTTGTCTTTCCGTTCCGGAAGTTTTCTACCGTCACTTTCAGGTTTTCGCCTTCGCGGTTTTGGCGGGACGTTTCGCGTCCGTCGGCAATGGCATACACCACATCATTAAGTAAGTCACCGATCTGCTTTTCGTTGTAGCCGTCCTTACGGTACCGCGCTTCCATGATGTGCAGAATGCCTTCAGCGCCTTTGCGCATCCCGTTTCCTTTGATACGTTCCGAACCTTCTGAACCGTACTCAAAGTCAACCCAGCCAAGTCCCTGGCGGAACATCGCACGGTACTGCGTCTTGTGATCCGCGATCAGGCGTGCCATAGCATTGAGGCCGCGCTTAATATCGGCGCGAGGCGACTTCATCGGAGACCGACTTTGTTCCGTGTCATCGATTTGACTGCGAATCTCCGCAGGCAAGTCGTCTACGGTTTCAACGACGTTCACCGCGCCTGCGTCTGTCAACGTGCGGAAAGATGCACCGATCTGCGGATCCGTGTAAAGCGTTTCCGTTACTTCAGACGTGCGGCTACCGGCGTTCGCCTTGCCACGGGACGCCCACGCACCCGCCACGCCACGATCGGCCTTTTCCAGCGCCTGCACAAAGAAGTCTTCAATCAGCCGCGGCGAAGCGGAATCAAACTCTGTGTCATCAACAATGCGCCCTTCCGGCGTATTGAGTGACAGGGCCAAATACCCGCCCTTCGAGCTACGCCCGAGTATGGCCAACTGCTGAGCCGTCGGCTTGCGAGCAACGGAGGCGCTGCCGGCAATACGATCAAACCGCATAGCGCCCGTGCGGCCCATGAATTCGTACATAGCCTCAGCGCCGTCCGAATCCATAATCTCGGCAATGTCGCCGTGATCCACCTGTCGGCCGTTCACGTCACGTTCCGAAAGCCCCCAATGCCGCCCGGAGCCGTCAAGCATCGTGCCGTCCGGAAGAACGTAGAAGGCTTCCTCAGGGTTCGTCGTGACGCCGAAGTGCTCCTTCGCCTTGTCAATCAGTTCCTGATCCGGCGTCCAATTACTGCCTTGGGAGTACTTCAGTCCCCCGGATTGTCCGGATCGGGTTCGTCCAGATACTTGTTCTTCTCGATCAGCGCTTCCGTCAAGTCGCCCAGAAGCCCGCCCGACGGAAGAGGTTCTGTCGGGATTTTCCACTTGGGGTAAGACTCTCTCCCCAGATCGCATTCCCCTTGCAGTCGATCGATCAGCCCGTTGGTCACCCGTGCGGTCAATTCCGGCGTTAATACGCCCGAATAATTCTTTAAGGAGGTCATCCAGCCGACGAGATATTGCATCAACTCGGCTCCTTCCATCATATCCCCGTACAGGTCGATGTTCTGCTTCAGTTCCGTCAGCAGCAGGTCGAGTTTCTTGTAATCCACGGATTGCGTCATCTTGTGCTTTCCTCAATCGCTGAATCTCGGACATGAGCTCTTCCGTGCTCATCTCCGCGAGATTGTTTAATTGTGCCTCATTTTTGGCGGCAGCGTCCATTACCATTTGCGAAGTCTGTCCGACAAAGCAGCCGACGCCACCATTCTTGTCGCACATCGTGCAGTTCCAACCTTCGCCGCCCTTTGTTTTAATCTTCTTCCACCCGGCATCAATTGGGCAGACGTGCTTCGCGATAGTCTTGTCCTGGGCAATCAGATCATTGATCTGTGCCTCGTCCAGTAACTTTTGTCCTTGCTTCACCGGCAAGACGACGGCAATACGCCCTGCCTTGTGAAGTTCCAAGAGTTCCGGAATTTGTTCGGTGGACGAGTAGACAAAGGCCACCTGCAGATCAGGATTCGCCTTCGCCAAGCCCTTGTTACTTTCGTCAATCGAAAGCAGTCGCAGATTCTGTTCCGGAACCGCCCGAAGGAATTCCGGACGCTTAGAGAAAATCTGCACTCGGATCCCACGGCGGTTCAATTCCTTGATATACGGAACCCAAGACGCGTTACCGTCGCCCTTGTCAAAGAGGCGCAGCGCCTTACCTTCTGCGGCTTCCAAAGTTGCCCGATAATTTCGCGCTGTAATCTCCGCCGCCCGAGCCGGATTCCGCTCAATTGCTTCAGCGGTTATTTCCGATTTCAGGACACTGAAAATATTACGAGTGTAGTTACCCTTTGTCGCGTAACAGAACTTCGCGCAATCGCGTGACGGGGCACAATCCAAGAAGGAGCCGTTGACATTGTGAGCAGGTTTCGAGGCTTCGCCCACTAAGCCACGTTTCTCAATTAAGGCCCAAAGGCCATTCTCCCCACGGTTTAAATGATCTCGGTACTCGTACGCCTTCGGATGATCCCAGGTGGACTGCACTCGCGGCTTACGCCCCGCCATCAGGTCGAGCATTGAGGCACGAACGAAAACCGACTCAATCGCCTGCTTTGCCCACGGGGTATCTTTAAGGCGTGACAAGTTGTCACGGATTCGAGCGCCGTCCTCTCGGGAGTCCAGGTACTCGTCGAGAACCGCCTTTTCTTCGGGCTTCAGATTGTCAAGAGTGCGCTTATTGACGCGCCAATTTGGGTCAGCGTCTTCCTTGGATTCAGGCTTGATCTTGATCCGATCCCCGGCCTTCGAGAACAAAAGCCCCTTCTGTCCGCGGACGGCATCAACGTCCGACGTGAAGTCGTCGGTAAGTTCAAAATGATCCACCGCCGCGTCAACCCCGGCTTTCGTGGCCTTCGCAAGGCGATCAGCCTTTTCGGCGGCAATGGCGTCTTCGCGGGCTTTCTTCTCGTCGGCCTCAAACTTTTCCTTTGCCGCGGCATTCGCCTGGGCTTCCGCTTCGGTTTCGCCCGTGAGCGTCAGGCCTTCTTGATCCGGCTGAGCGTTTCCTTGTCCGCGTCCGTCAGCGGTTGCCGCCGGAGCATTTTCTCCAGCAGGGCGCACCCCTGGGGACTGTTCCACAGTTTGCGGGCTTCCGCCGTCATTCCGCTTGAGGGCTTCTCTTGCCCGTCGGGTTGTTTCTCGTTCGGCTGCTGCATCGTTTAGCTCCTGATCCACACGGGACAGAACGTCTTCACGCGTCGCGCGAGGCACTGCCCCAAACAAATCGGTATCTGACTTCAAGCCTTCCGCATAGGCAAAGTCGGCCATGTCGCTGAGGAACCGCACCATGTCCTTCACGCTGCGCGGATTCTCGGCAAAGATACGGAGAATAGTAGCGACTGCAGGATCAATCGTCATGTCCTGCTGCTTGCCATATTTCTCCAGGGAGACGCCTTGACGGTTGGCATTCACCGCCACTTCAGCCGCCTGCGTCACCAATTCGCGGAGGTCAAGATTTCCGAGACCTTCAAGGCGGGCAAGTTTCGGAGCCGTCTGTGTGAGGGCGTTGATGACGTTTCGGATTTCAGGATCAGCCGCCTGAGCCGCCAATCGCACCAAGTCGTCGTTGCCGTAGGCTTTCTTAAACAAGGCGTTCTGCAGGCGTTCAAAAGCCTGACGCGTCGGGCGTCCGCTCTTCTCTTCGATCAAGCCTGCCTGTTCAGCCGCGGGCATCTGCCGCACGAAATCACGCACCGTGCGTTCGTCAAAGTTTCCGTTCTCATCGAACGTCAGATTATCAAAGTTCAGGCGGTTCACGTCGTTGGCCGCGGTTTCCGTAGCCGTCATCGTCATGTTGCCTGTCGTGTTGGAAATGTCGCCAATGTCCGGACGAATCTTTTCCTTCGGCATGACGCGCACAAGAATCGGGGACTTCATGCCTTGAATCACCCGGGGATCAACGCCGGACATAGCCGCATCCGCCGTCAGTTCCCCACGGTACTTCGCCGCCGTCCCGCGACGATAGGCTTCCGCCAACCCCGTCACGCGTCCGTTACCGGCAATCGCACGTAAGCGATCATCCCCCGCCGAGGTGTAGTCCTTATTCGCCTGTCCGTTGATATTGTTGGACGTGAGCACCGTATCGGCATCCACCACGGCATATTGCACCGGGATACGTTCACCGTCCGCCGTCGTCGCGTAATCCGTGCGCCCCAGTTGGTTTTCGGGGACAGAGCCATAGGCCACCACGGGAGCGCCGTTGCCGAAGTCACGAGACGGCCCCGTGCGACCGTAGTCGGGATTCGCGGCAATCTGATTCATCTGCGTCACGGAAGCCGCCGACGTGCGGTCACGGTTCTGCAGTACCACTTCCGGATTCGATTCGAGGCGTGCGCCAGTAGGCGTGCGGCCTGCCGTTTCTTCGGGCTCGGGCTGCATCGGGGCAGGCTGTTCCTCCCGTGTCATCTTTTTGAGCGCTTCCGTCACGGCATTAGCCACCGACTTCTGTTTCTCTGTCGGGGCCTCCGGCTGCACCTGGGGCGCTTCCGGCTGAGTCGTTCCCTGTACCTGTTTGGCGTAGTCACCAAGGTACTTAAGCACCGTCTGCCGCATATCTTCGCGGTTTGGCATATCCTGCACAGGCGTC